ATGTGGACTCTGTATCATTAGCAATGATGCGGTACAGGAAAGGTGGATTCATAAGGTTGCCTTCGGATGAAGCAGAAGAAGTGCAATACTTTAAGCAACGTAGAGGCGGGTACTACTAATGGCAGAAGGAACTTACGAAGCACTAATGCGTAGGTTGTACCCGATGGGTGTGGAAGAAGCTCAAAAAGCCTCTGAAGAGTTCGCCAATCAAGAGATGATGGCGGAAGTTCAACGCAAACTGCCTGAAAGATTGAGGTTTGGTGGTGAGTTTGGTTTGCCCAGTGCTTTAGCTTACGGCAAAGATGCCGACAGTCGGGCGCAAATCCGTAACTATATTACTCAAGGAGGTGTTCCTTCTTTAGTTGGCGCATACTCAAAATCTGCCAGAGGCTTGGGGATAAGTCCAGAATATTATAAAAAGGCAGAAAAAGAAGGTAAGACAAGAAGTTATCTCGATGAAAGCACTGTAATCGATTTTATAAACGCTCCACCAGACTTTGATCCAGCTACTGGTGCGAAAGGAATATCTGTATTTCAACCGTTAGGGCGCAGTCCTTTGGAACTGGCTTACAATACTGCCGAAGGGTTTAAATCTGGGGAGGGAGGACGAGCCACACAAGCTGGAACTATAGTTCACGAGCTTACGCATAAGTTTTTTGACAGCCCTGCGTTTTTAGATTTTTTGGAAGAAACTGGGCGTAATAAAGGAAAACCGTTTACAGCAACACAAGATCACCGCTACATCGAAAGTGTTGAGCCTGTTGACGAAGCTAAAATAGCAGCGCCAGCATTTAGAGCACTTGCACAAGACGACTACCGTGAATTGTTGGATGATTTTAAACAGTGGGCAACCCCAGAGAAGCAAGAAAAGTATGGCATTAGACTACCTGTTGAATCTACAAAACCAGAATACCCGTCAATGCTAGATAACCTCATAGATTTTATAAAAGGGCGGTAACATACTAATGGCTATTGAGAAAGGATTATACGCAACACCAGAAGGCATAAGTGTAGAAGAAGAAACTTTAGAGATTGGGATTGTTAATCCTGACATGGTGACGATGGATGATGGAAGCGTAGAAGTTACGCTAGTTCCTGAAGAAGGCATGGAAGAAACTATGGGAGCGCCGTTTGACGCTAACCTTGCCGAGTATTTGGACGATCAGCTTTTAACCACCATATCCTCTGATTTAATTGATGATTTTGAATCTGATAAGTCAAGTCGTAAGGACTGGGCTGATACCTTTGTTAAAGGGCTTGATGTTATTGGATTTAAGTACGAAGAACGTACAGACCCGTGGGAAGATGCCTGTGGGGTGTACAGTAACGTACTAGCTGAAGCTGCTATTCGTTTTCAAGCTGAAGCGATGAGCGAAACGTTTCCCGCCGCTGGTCCTGTCAAGACTAAGATTCTAGGTGAGATTAGTCAGCCAAAGGAGGATGCTGCCCTCCGTGTTCGTACCGACATGAACTATGAACTTACCGAAGTCATGGTCGAGTACAGACCCGAACACGAGCGACTACTCTATAGTCTCGGTCTTGCAGGATCAGCCTTTAAGAAAGTGTATTACGACCCCAACCTTGGTCGGCAGGTAGCCATGTTTATACCTGCGGAAGATGTGGTTGTGCCGTATGGTGCGTCTAATCTGGAGACAGCAGAGCGTGTTACGCACGTAATGCGTAAGACTAAGAACGAACTCATTAAGCTACAGGCACTGGGTTTCTATCGGCAGATAGATTTAGGTGACCCTGAAACATTCCATACTGACATTGAAGAAGCTAAAGCAGAACAAGGGGGTTACACGCTAAATGCTGATGACCGCTATACAGTCTGTGAGTTTCACGTTGACATGGTTATTGATGATATAGATCAAGATGATGAAGATTTACAGATAGCTAAACCCTACGTCATCACTGTAGAACGTGGCACGGGCGAAGTACTAGCGGTAAGACGCAACTGGAACCCTGACGATCCTTTGACACTCAAGCGCCAACATTTTGTTCATTACGCTTATGTACCGGGATTTGGCTTCTATGGTCTTGGTTTAATTCACATTATTGGTGGGTATGCTAAAGCAGGTACTTCTCTCATTCGCCAATTAGTTGACGCTGGTACGCTAAGTAACCTACCGGGCGGTCTGAAAACGCGTGGGCTACGTGTGCTTGGTGATGACGGACCCATAGGACCGGGGGAGTTTAAAGACGTAGATGTGCCTAGTGGTAGCATCAAAGAGAACATAATGACTCTTCCTTACAAGGAACCGAGTCAAACACTACTCGCACTGCTTAAACAGATTACGGAGGAAGGCCGTAGGCTAGGGGCTATTTCAGATATGAACATATCTGACATGAGTGCTAATGCTCCGGTTGGAACAACATTAGCCTTATTGGAACGTACGTTAAAACCAATGGCTGCGGTACAGGCGCGGGTGCATTATGCGATGAAGCAGGAGTTCAAACTGCTCCGTGCGATTATTGCTGAACACGCTCCTGAAACTTACATATATGTGCCAGATCGTGGTGAACCCCGTGCAAGACGTGAAGACTACGCTATGGTTGAAGTCATTCCTGTTAGTGACCCTAACAGCAGTACGATGGCACAACGGGTAGTGCAGTATCAGGCTGTGTTGCAGATGTCACAGGCTACCCCACAGATATACGACCTACCTCAGTTACATAGGCAGATGATCGAGGTGCTAGGCATAAAGAACGCAGACAAGCTAGTGCCTACTAAAGATGATATTAAACCTACCGACCCAGTAAGTGAAAATATGAACGTGCTGGTGGGTAAACCGATAAAAGCCTTTATATATCAAGATCATAAGGCGCATATTGCTGTACATGAAGCGTTCTTGCAAGACCCACAGATAGCTGCATTTATTGGGCAAAATCCTGCTGCACAACAGATTGTAGCTGCTCTTAAAGCACATATAGGGGAACACATGGCTTTCTTGTACAGGCAACAGATAGAAGAAAGACTAGGTGCGCCGCTTCCGCAGCCTGATGAAGAGATGCCAGAGGTTGTAGAGGAGAACTTGTCTAGGCTGATGAGCCAAGCTGCTATAGAGCTTACACAACAAAAACAGGCTCAAGCTGCACAACAGCAAGCACAGCAGCAAGCGCAAGACCCTGCATTCCAGATGAAGCAAGCAGAATTGCAGCTTAAGGCGCAAGAACAACAGAGAAAAGCGGCTAAAGATCAAGCAGATACAATGCTTGACGCTGCAAAACTTGAACTTGATAAAGAGAAAGCAACCACTAATGCTACCTTAGAAGCCAATAGAATAGCCGCGCAGAACCAAGCTGCGGAAGCCAAGAACGATATAGAAGAAGCAAAGGTAATCATGGATGCGACTAAGACGGCTAACGAAGATAGAAGGACTAGAGCTGAAGCAGAACGAGCCAGAGCTGAAGCACTACGCGACGATAGAGAGGATAGGTAATGGCTAAAACAGTCTTTCAGGTTCTTGAAGAAAAGCTAGACGAGCTACAAAAACAGCAAGAAGAATGGATGCACGGTGGTAGTGCTCAAGACTACGCCGAATACAAAGAATCGTGTGGGGTAATCCGGGGTCTAGCCGCCGCACGCAGAGAAGTACAAGACCTCTCGCGTAACTATATGGAAGACGACGATGACTGAACCAGCAGTTGAAATGACGGCTATTGAGGCCAAGCGAAAGAAGAAGATAGAAGAACAGGAGCTTGAACGACAAAAGGAAGTGGTGCTAGACAAGCACATACCGAAACCCGTTGGGTATCGTGTGATGGTGGCTCTTGCCAATGTAGACGACAAGTTCGATGGTGGTATTGCAAAGGCTACTCAAACTATAAGGGAAGAAAACATTCTTCAAATGACAGGCGTTGTCTGTGATATGGGGGATGAAGCCTATAAGGATAAAGAGCGTTTCCCTAATGGTCCGTGGTGCAAGGAAGGAGATTATGTGGTCTTTCGAGCTAATACAGGTACAAGAATTAGAGTGGGTGATGTCGAGTATCGCATTATGAATGATGACTCGATTGAAGCCGTAATTGATGATCCGAGTAAATTGACTCGTGCGTGAGGAATAAATTATGCCAATGCAACAAGTAGAATATGAGTTTCCTGATCCAGAGAAGGATGAAAAAGTACAGGAAGTAGAAGTCAAGGAAGAAGAAGTAGTAGATACCAATATAGAGGTAGAGGGTGCGGTAGGGCGTGAAACCATAGGAAAGCCTAATAAAAAGGAAGAGAAAGCAGAGAAACCAGAAAGCACTATAAAAACAGGTGATGTTGAAATAGAAGTAGAGGATGATACTCCCCCTGCGGATAGAGGGCGTAAACCTTCTGAGCCTCCTGAAGAAGTGACTAACGAAGAGTTGGAGAACTATTCAGAAAAAGTTAAAAAGCGTATCCAGCATTTTAGTAAAGGTTACCACGATGAGCGTAGGGCTAAAGAACAAGCTACCCGTGAAAGGGAAGAGGCTATAATTTATGCTCAGAAACTTATGGAGGAAAATCAACAACTAAAGGCTACAGGTGACCAAAATCATAATGCTTTAATTCAATCTGCTAAAAAACAAGTTGAGTCTGAACTTGCTGTAGCCCAGCAGAACCTTAAAAAAGCGCACGAAGATGGAGAGACTGATAAACTTATTGAAGCACAACAACAGTTAAACCAAGCGCAAATACGAGCAGATAAAGTAAATAGTCTTAAACCTAAAGCAACGCAAAGGTTACAAGGTTCTTTACAACCGCAACAAAATAATGTTCAATCACAAGAACTTGCGTCTCCAGAGCCACAGCAATTTCAACGTGATGAGAAAGCTGAAGCATGGGCCGATAAGAATACATGGTTCGGAAACGGACCAGAAGGTGATCCAGAGATGACAGCGTTAGCTTATGGATTACATACAAAATTAGTTAATGAGGGCATTAGTCCTCAGTCTGATGAATACTACGAGAAAATTGATTCTCGTATGCGAGAAGTATTCCCCAGTCAGTTTGATGACGGGATAGACGACGAGCCAGAGGAGGCTCCCAAGAAGAAATCGAGCAATGTGGTTGCACCCGCTACGCGGAGCACTGGCCCCA